TATGGGGTATTTATAGATAGTGCAGCAGGTATACTTAAAACATCTATTGCACCGTTATTGTATAACACATATTATTTAAGAGTTGTAGACAGTTTCAAATTTACAATTAAAGAGCGTGTAGATTGGGGTATAAGGCTTATACATCAAGGTAGGATGTTGTTTACCGAGAAAGCACAAGACACGTATGATGCATTTAAGAACACGCTATATCAACCTAATTTACATAAGACTGATATAAGAATGTTTCCAAAGCACGTTTATAAAGATAGAATAGATAGTTGCGAGTATGCAATCACACCTGTTATAAAAGAGATGCTACAAACATTATAGGAGTATATATGGGTATTTTTAATAGTTATTTAGAAAATAAAAAAAAGAAGTTGTTAAAAGCCGAAGGTTCATATGAATATGACCAAATGACAACACCAGATAGATATGACAAGTTACGTGATAGATTTACACGCACAATGCTTGTTAATAGTGTTTGGTATGCAGGAGATGATATTCAGTTAAAGAAACTATACGAAGATGATTTAAAACGTTTTAAGATAGGTAGATTTAACACGGATGCATTAAACTACTTCTGGGCTCAACCAACTGATGGCATGAATATACGTAAGTTGCATGCTGGTATTCCACAACTAATTAGTGAGAAAATGGTTGATTTGTTGTTGTCTAATGGTTATGATTGGTCTATTCAAAAAGGCGAAGAACGAGATGATATAAACGAAGCAAGACTTAATGACATACTTGTAGATGTTGATTTCCATAACAAACTTACAGAAGCCATAGAGAGTGAAAGTTGGGCCGGTGGTGTAGCGTTTAAGATTTCTATCGTTGAAGGTTACACATACCCAATATTAGAAGTTATACAAGCCGATGAATACGAACCTATTATAAAATACGGTAAAATAGTCGGAGATGTATTTATAACCTATTTAACAGTCGATAATATACTTTATAAGTTAAAAGAATATTATGGCGTAGATGAGAACGGTGCTTATATTAGAAATGAAGTATTCAAATATATAGGCGATAATTGGGTTACAGCAAAGACTAAAGATATTGCATCAACACTAAAAGTCCAAGATGCGGTATTCCCAACAATTAAACAAAAGTTAAGTTTATACAAACCTAACAAGTTACCTAACAGTGAGTTTAGGGGCTCACAACTTGGAGAAAGCGATTATAGTGGTTCACAAGGTATGTTTGATGCTATCGATGAAATAGTATCAACAGTGCCACAAGAACTTAGAGATGCAAAGATTAAAAACTTTTGGCCTGCTGAAATGTTACCTTTTGACCCAATGACTAAAGAACAATATATACCGAAAGCGTTGAAAAAAGATTTTATCACATATAAAGGTGGTATAGGAGAAAAAGAGAAACCTGTTAAACCTGAATTGACACAAGGCAAAATAAACGCAGAGCAGTATATAGAAGCACTTAAGAAGTATTTAGAGATAGTGTTAAACAATGCAGGATTAAGCCCACAGACTTCTGGTATTACAGGATTAGAAAGCACAGCAGCGAGTGAAGAAAGTCAAGAACTACGTGAAAAGACATCAATAAGAACACGTGAAAAGAAAATCGGACTATGGCAACCTACATTACAAAAATTATTTAATCTATTGTTAGTCGCACAAGATTACATAGATGATAATACTATTGTAGATTATGATATAGAAGTTTTGTTTGCTGATTACAAGATAGAAACATTGCAAGATAAAACGGCAACTGCATCTGCCGGTATCATAGGTAAAACGTGGGACATTAAAACAGCAGTTAATTATGTTCATCCAGAACTTACAGATGATGAGAAGACTTTAATGGTTGTTAATATCAAGATTGAAAATGGTATAACAGCATTTACCAAAGAAGAAGAAATCATATTTAAAAAATACATGGCAGAAGTTGAAGAACAAGAAACTGACATTGTAGATGAACAAACACAAGAACCTATTGAAGAGTTCCAAGATAACGAAGTAGATGTTGAATAATGGACATTGTAAGAAATGATGGCAGCATATATCATCAAAATATAGGCGTTAATTATCGTAAGAAACTAACAACACAATATACGATTACACCAAGCCCAGAACAAAAGATACAACTTGCTAATGCAGGACTGCAATGGGTTACATCAAGTAACGTGTCAGGTGTTGGCATACAAGATGATGATTTGATTATAAGATTTCAAAATGGTTCATTATATGCTTATAGCGGTCAATCTGATAAATTTGATAATGTCATGAAGGCTCAATCTAAAGGTCATTGGGTGTGGGTTAACTTAAGAAGAAAACCTATACAGTTTAAGAAGATAGGTTCACTTAAATTTAAAGATGATAAAGATGTAACTGATGAAGATATATTTAGTTTAGTAGATAAAGAAGGACAAGACATACAACGTAGATTATTACAAATGGGGTTATTTATACCAGAACAAACAAACGTGCTTAATTTACTCAATTTAAGCGATTTATTATAAATGCGATACTGACATAAGGGCAGTAGATAAAACAGTCATACAGACTTTAAAAGGAGATTTAAATGGAAAACGAAAATGTGAATGTGGCACAAGAAACCATAGAAGTTAATGAACAAGTAGAAAACAAGGGTGTTGAAACACAAGAAGAAAAGAAAAAGGGTGTCAATCCAGCCGAAGTTTTAAGAACGTTATCAAAGAAGTTAAGCGTTAATTTATTTGATGAAGAAGGCCTTTCACAATTAGATAACAAACTTACAACAAAAGATAACGAACTACAAGAAGCATTAACAAAAACAAAAACGTATGAACAAGAATTACAAACACTTAAACAACAACAATCTAAACAAGCGTTTGAGATTGAAGCAATTAGTTTAGGCGTAGATAAAGCAAAGATAGAAGATGTCTATGTTTTATCAAAAGCAAAACAAGGAGATTTAACGATTACTGAAAGTTTAAAAAAGGTATTGGAAGATTACCCTAACACATTTGGTAAGAAGAAACAAACAGGTGGCGTTGTCAAAAACGATTTCCAAAGAGGAAACGCAGACCCCAACAAGAGTGAAGAACAACGTTATGCTGAACAATCTCCAGCAGTTAAATTATGGAATTCAAAAAATAAAAAATAATAAGGAGTATTAAATTATGCCATTACTTTACCCAACATCAACAGGTCACACAGTAGATGATAGATATTCATCTTTAGTAGAACCAAATTTATTTGCAGGTAATGTATTCCAACCAGGAATGACATTTACAGATAAGTATCAATTAGGAGCAGCAGGACAAATTATGGTTCATAAACCTGGTATTGGAACTGTTACAGCAACAGCACCAGGTGCAGATTTTAATGAAACAATCGTTCAAGATAGTATTATTACTATTTCACTTAACAAACAATTTAATAGAGCACGTAAGATTTATGGTGCAACTGTTGCAAGTGTTGCGTATTCAATCGCAGCAGCAGAATTAGAAGCAGGCATTGCAGAAGTTAAAGAAGCATGGAATATAGAAGCAGGAAAAGCAATCGTAAGTGCAGATGGAATTAGAGTAGCAAGCAATGTTACAACATTAACAACTGCTAATGATATTTATAGCACAGTTGTAGATGCAAGACAAGCATTAGTAGAACTTAAAGCAAAACCAGATACAATGTTAGCATCTCCTGCAACTTATTCTAAATTACTTAAAGCACCTGAATTCCAACGTTCAGTTCAAATTGACGATGGTGTCGTAAGAGATGCATATGTAGGCCGTATCGCTGGATTAAACGTATTTGAATACGAAGATTTAGAAGATGTAGCAGGTAACTTAACTAATATCAATGGTGGCACTGATGACATTACATGGGATGCAACAAGTGATGCATTAGAATTTATTGTATATGACCATGATGCATTATCAATCGTAACATCTGTAAACGTTGTAGGCGTTTGGGATGGTATGCCACGTTACAATGGTGTTGTTGCAGAAGTTGAAATTGTTTCAGGCTTTAAATTAACAAATCCAAGCAGAGCAATATTGAAAATTCATGATAGTTCTGCAACAGAAAATTTAGCGTAATATAAATTGGGGTGGGGTTTATGCCCTACCCTTTTTATAAACAAAAAGGAGTAATTATGGAAATATATGATGATACATATTCAACATATGATGAGTATTTAGATATTGCAATTCCAACAGTAGAATATATAAAGGCTATCACAGGTTTTAATTTGGATGTATTAGGTGGCACGCCTTCCGCAATAGATACAGAGCAACGTATAAAAAGTTTAACCATTGATGCACGTAATTTTTTGTTTAGGCTAAAAGAAAATGAAATGACTAAAAACATTATGTCTTATTTAATTAAATACTATGGTGATTGGAGAAAAGCATTTGTAAATTATGCAGTGGCTTATATCAAACAAACGTTTAAAGATCCTGATTGGGTAGAAGTCCCAAGACAAGTAGAAGATGCAATATATGGTAGTTTATTAAAACAACAAGAATTTGCCGGACCTATATTAAGCGAGTATTTAAATTATGTATCTTAAAACAGCAATTTGGTATGAAGCCAAGTATTATGAAAATAGAGATAATGTGCCTGACACTGAAATAGAAGATACTGAAGGTTACTCATATATGAGATATGATGACATAGATGTATCAAGTGCAAAGTATAAAATAAGCGGAGTAGAGATAAGCAAGTCAACGCGTGTTATAGAAACAAAAGGCGATATAGAGTATAAAAAGGGCGATAGAATAGAAATCAACGGTAAGATATATT